CTCGTGGAAGGATTAGTGGACCAAGTAGTGCCAGCAGCAGTCATGATAGTAGCAATCCACGAATACACCCTAGCTGTGGGAAAGAAACTAGGCAAACGCGTATGTGTACCTGGGCTAAGCGAAATTAGCGAAGGAGCATTACTAGTACTACGATTATCAGGTGTAACCGTAGTAAGCAGAGTGGAAGCAGGATTCGAAACCTGCTGTATTACCACCTGCTCATTACCAGGAGGAGCGAAAGCATGTAAATCCGTGCCTCCTTTAAGAAAACCATAACAAGCAGCCCAACTACCACCGTAAGAAAAAGAGTATGACAATGGGGTGTTATTAGCGGGTACAAAAGTACCATACGCAGGTGTATAAAACCACGGAGGCACTATTAAAAAGTAGTCAGTGGCAGGAAGATAAACCTTAACATGCGGAATGGAAATGAGTTGCTTAACGGACGTAATAATCTCACCCATAGTGCGCTGATTGGCAACTTCGGGGGTTTGAGAAATCAAAGTACCAGAGGAAACAGACACCTTCTTTCCAGACTGAATGTTGGGTGTACCATTGACATGCACGGGAAACATAACACCAGCGGGATTAGCGAGCTCAAAGTCAACATCACCAGCTATCTCAACGAGCACCTGAACTGTATTGGAGACAACAGAAGGGGCAACCAAAGGGTTGACAACGTACATAACCAAAGAACCGACAGTGGAAGCGGTGTTTGCATAATAAACAGGCGAGATGTAAGGAACTTTAAACTCAAAGACGTTACCGTCCTTGAGATCAAAGACTGCGGAATAAGCGAAAGGATCGGGACCAGAACTGCCATAATTAGCCAACTGGGCAGTTGTGGCTGAAGTAAGAGCAGTAGTGTTATTAGGTGTGGCAAGGAAAGGGTTAAAAGCAACCATGACCCTGCCAGCATGCATCTTAGTCTTAGCAAACGTGAAGCGGAATTTAACTCCACCACGCCACTGCTTAAAAGAAGAAGCAGCAAACATAAGATGAGTCGGTTGCACAGAATTAGTAGTAGCAGTTGAAAAACGCCCCACAACCTTATTAGTCGCAGGCAAAGTAGAAGGAGCCCTAAACCACCAAGCCAAAGGGCATATAACCGTAGCATAAAGCATGGTGGCAGCAGCAGCAGAAGTGTCGTAAGAAAAGTAGTTGAGTTGACCCCAACGACTCGTAATATACGACAAAGACATTTCATCAACGTCGGAATAACCAACGTCCGTAGAAATGGCTGTGGTATTAGCAGCTGTAGCTGCTATAACCATAGAAGAAGTAGCAACATCCGTATTCCATTCACCGATGCTCTCCTGATTGTAAACGCGCATAACAGGATCCACGACAGCGGGCTTGCCATACCCAAAGGCGCGGACCGTACGAGCGGCTGACGACAATGCCCAAGCAGCGGTTCCACCTATAGATCTAAGACTAGGCACTCCTTTAGCAACAAAAGAAACAGCCCTACCAAGCGAATGCAAAGCAGAACTGTAAGGCCTAGAATCTTGCTCAAACTCTTGTGCGACAGGAGAAATAGACTTACCAGCGTTCAAAACAACACTGGAAGTGGCTTGTGGTACTGCACCGAACAACTCTATATCCTCAAGATGGATATAGATTTGATAAGTAGGTGCACCCATGCCAACAACCGAAGGAACGGAAGTAAGAGTATTAACACACAAAAGTCCATACGGCAAATCTGGGCTACTAGGACCTATAACAGCGTATTCACCAGGAGCAAGGTAAGGCAACTTAAGCTGCACCATGGAATCAGAAGAAAGATCCAACACAGCATGGGGCAAATTAGTTGCGGTTTGGGAAGAAAACGCTCTGTCAAAACATCCAGCAAAAGAATTAGAACCTATACCATATTGAAATGATATAGAAACCAATCCCTGATGGAAAGGCGTAGCGGCTACTTGCAAAGTGTATACGAGGGAAGCACGGATACCATAAGCACCTAACAAACGAGAAGCGCCACCAACCCAAGAAGAAAGAAAAGTAGAAAAGTTTGCAACAGTAGAACCTTGAAAAATGCGCGCACGTGTACCAGTAGGTATAGTCCCAGCCTGTATACAAACAGGACGAGAAAAATACTTACGAACGTCTTGCAAATTAGGTTGGACATCAATAGGCGTTCGAGCTAACGCATTGTCTATAGCAGTCACAGAAATGCAAGTTTCTTGGACGAAATTAGTTACACCAGTAGACTCAGGAGAATTGTTAATACTCAAACCATTTAATTGGTCAGAGATGTCAACATCCGCCTTAATATCACTGGACTCATTTATTGAATCGTAATTAGTAGCGAGACTATAACTATGTGGTGTAGCCTCAGACACTCACAAAGGACGTTTATTCTCTGGACAAACGGCCCTGAGTAGTAAAGCTAAAAAGCTACGTGAACTATGAAACACCCTGTCCAGAAAACGACTTACCCAAAACGTCAGGAATTTAAATGTCGTGTCTGCGTATATGTGTCTCAATACCAGTCCTCAGTGCGAGAAAGCACTAAGTCCAGGTACGATTTGCGGGTCAGAGGTCGCGCCGTGGATAAACCAAAGCTGTCTCTGAGAACCTTAGCAATAGCGCCAGCGTACAGGTCCCAGCACGCTTGCGGGTGTAAGGACAACTCCTCAAGTGCGTTCTCCAAAACGCTAATTGTAGTCTCCTTCTCAAGTTTCTTGTTCTTGCACCAATAACTGGTGTAAAGGAAACTGTCCAGCTCCAGGGGACAAAGCCACCTGCAGTTGTCCAGATAGAACCTACGCTTCAAAAACGTAGCCTTTGCAAGATGTGCATAATCGCACAAATCACTCGTTTTATCCCCGCTAGTGTAGACTAACGAGAAAACATCGTACATGACAGCGGACACAGTAGACTGATTATAAACATGTGAAACCTCATTGTCCACGTTGACGACATTGTCATCACCGTAAGTTAGGGGCGCAACATGCTTCCAAAAAGACTGCGCACGAATGTCACCAGTCAAGCAAAAGTAGCAGCAAATGAGCATGACCAACGAATACAAGCTATTGACTATAGTTGTAAACGGATGGCCACTCGGAAGACTTTTATTCCACTGGTAAATGTAGCGCTGAGAATCACCTCTTCCGCCAACATGGCGGGAATGAACTAGGTCGAGCCACAACACCTTGCGAACAAGCATGTTTTCGGGGCCATCATCATACCACTGATTGATGACACCGAGAATAGCTTCATGAACGCAGGGTTGCTCACTGGAATCAAAAGACTTAAAATCGCCATCAAAAACACGATCACCCTTAGATGTTAAATGCTGTGCAACCCTAGGCCAATCCGAGTACGTACATATGCCGGGTGCCATCCCGCTAGTCACGTTATTCCTCATGATGGCGCTGGAAAAGGCACCAAAATACATCCGCCATGCGACTACATAGTCGAGCGGAGCTGAAGAAATAAGGCGAGTGGCCACAGCATCGATTTTAGCTTTAGGACGAAGCTCGTCCTTAAGAAAATCAACGAAGATATGGCTCAAGCGCACTCCTTTCTTAGCTTCGTCTATTATATGAGAGACACGCGTACGCAACTCAAGTGCGTGCGGACCAGTCAAATCATACTC